CGTCCTTGCCGAGCATGATGTTGCCGGACAGCGTCTGGTCGCGCAGGGCCGCCTGGAACCGGAGCCGCAGCGAGCGGTTCATGATCAGGTGGGTGGGCTCTTGCGTGGCGTCGATCGCCTCGTCCAGCTTGGCCAGCGACAGGGCGCCACCGCCCGACGTCGCCGAGTTGGAGATCGTCTGGCCGGAGCCGATGCGGGTTTGCAGGCCGTCGAACTCGCGCGGATCGGTCACGTTCGAGCCGGTCAGCACCTTCGAGGTCAGGGCGCGCGCCATCTGCTTGATCTTGCGCGACTCCTCGCGGCCACGACGGCCGGTGTCCAGAGCGAGCAGGAAGTTGTCGACGTCGGCCTCGCCGCCGGCGATGAACAGTTGCTCGACCTGCGGGTTCTCGATCGAGAAATCCGGGGTGTAGGTCTCGTTGATGCCGCGGAAGGCGATGCCCGGCAGGGTGGCCTCGCGGCTGTACTGGTACGGGCCGGAGACCGTCTTGAACGGCATCGCGGCGAGGATGTCGGAGCTCTGCGCATAGAGCTCGACGACACCGCGTTCCAGCGGGTTCTGGAGGCCCTTGGCGTACTCGATCAGGTTGATGGCGGGCATGTGTCAGGTCTCCTAGGCGGCGCGGCCGGCCGCTTGCGCGGCGCGATGGGCTTCGATCAGGGCGGCGCCGGACAGACCCTCAAAGGGATCGGCCTTGACCACGGGTGCGGAGGCGATGCCGGCTCCGGTCAGCTTGGAAATCAGGGCCTCGAGCGCGACGACGGCGTCGGCACTGGCGAGCCCGGCCATCAGCGCCTCCGCTTGCGCGGGGGCGTGAGCGGTGACGGCGGCCTTGACCGCCGAGATGCGGGCCTCGGCGTTGGCGCCCAGCTTGGCGACTTCAGCCTGGACAGCTTCGGTCGTGGCCTTGGCCTCGGCGATCACGCTCTGCGCGTAGGCGCCGAGCAGTTCGGAGGCGAGGGCCTGAGAGCCGCCGTGCTTGTGCAGGACGCCGAGGACGCCTTGGGCAAGCGGGTCGTCGGCGTTGAAGCCGACCGGGTTGCCGGCCAGATCCAGCACCGGTTCGGGCGTCTCGAGCTTGTAGCCGCTGATGTCGGCCGGGATTGCCTCGGCGCGTGCGCGCTCAGCGGTCTCGTACTCGGACACCTTGGCGACCAGGGCCTCGGTGTTGACGCCCACGCCGTCGGTCCAGAATTGGTCCGCCAGTCCGTCAGGACGAACCGGGGCGGCCGGAGCCGCGACGGCGCCGGAGACTTCCGGGGTCGCGACAACCGCCTCGGCCGGCGCGGCGGTGGCGCCTACGGCTTCAGGGGTCGCTTCGAGGGGCTGGCTTTGCAGCATGATCGCCTTGCGTGAGAACACGAATGTTGGCGATGAACCTGCGGGCTCCCTCCCTCTCCCTCAACGCACAGTCCGATGCGCCGGGCGGGCAGGCCGCGTGCGATTGCTCGAGCATCCAGTTCAGCACGCGCTGGCCGTCCGTGGTCGCGCAGAACAGGCGACGCATCACCTGCTCGATCGGCTCCTCGACCGTCTGCTGCGCCGGCGCCTCAACGACGCCGCGCATGTCGGACCACTTACGCCGCGGCTGCGCCATCGCCCATTCCCCCGACCTGCGCGGCCGTGGCCATCGCGTTCTGGATCTGCTCCGGCGTCAGCATGATCAGGTGTCGCTCCTTGGCCGTGGCCTTCAGGCGCTCGATCGTCGCGGTGGCGTCCACCGGCACGCCCTGCTGGACGGCTTGGCCGACCAGGTTTGCGAGCGACAGGACCTGCTGGGTGATCTGCATGTCCTCGAGATCCTTGGCCTTGGACAACGGCGAGATCGGGCGGATGGCCACGGCCTTGTCGTCCGACAGCTTGATCGCCGGCAGTTCCCCGCGCTGCGCCTTGATCCAGACGACGCGGTCGATGATCGGCAGCACCCATTCGCGGATGCAGCGGTCGCGCGGCAGTTCGCGCCGGCGCGTGTTCCACGTCCGCTCGTCGATCCACTGGGTGGCGGTCGGCGGCGTGTCGCCCGGCTGCTCGGGCCGGTCCTGGTACAGCGCCTTCTTGATGTTGGTCCGCAGCGCATCGACGTTGAAAACCAGCGCGTCGAAGCGCGTCTCGACCTTCATCGGCTCAGGCGCCTTGGAGCCGGAGGCGCGCGGAATCCACGTCCCGGCGGACAGGCCGGCCTCCATGTTGATCACGCCGTCCTCCTCGTAGGAGCCGGGCGGGTCGACGCTGCGACTCAGCGCCTTGAGATTCAGGTACGCGAGCTCGTCCAGCGTGCGTGCGTTGGGCACCGCCTTGTGCGCCGGGCCGGGGCCCCAGGCCGAGTCCGATTGCTGGCGGAACCGGCAGACGATGATCGGGCAGGAGCCCGCGCCGACCCAGTTGGTCTTCACCACTTCCTTGTCGTCCACGAAGATGCGGTAGTTCCACCGCTCCTCGCCGGGCATGGAATAGTCGCGGTCGCAGCCCTCGTAGACCGTCGAGACCTTGTTCTTTTCCTGCTTGCCGGGCATCGGGAAGTGCTCGGGCCACATGATGTGCAGGCCCATCTTGTCCAGTTTCATCTGGCGCCAGCGCCCGGTCAGCGATCCGTCAGGGCCGCGCTCGATCAGCAGGTCCGGCATCTCGATCGGCTGGAAGTGCAGCGGCTCCATCGGCCCGCGGGGCGTCAGCGCCAGGGCCATGGTCGACACGCCCCAGAACGAGAAGCACTCCTGCGCAGCGTCCCAGTAGTTGGACCGCTCGATCTCGGCGAAGACGGAATCCTCGAGGGCGCGAAGCTGGGGCGCGACCTGCTTCATCTGCGCTTCGGTGAGGTCCTCCGCCGGCTCAAACCGGACCCATCGTTCATGCCGCGGCGTGAAGGTCGAGATCATGTCCGACGAGAAGTCTTCGAGCACCGTTTGCAGCGTCGTGTCGAACAGGTCGTCCTGCTCGGCCATCGCGTCCTGAGGAGACGACGATCCGGTAACACGGCGGTAGGTAGGCATGGCGAGGCGAATGGCCTCGTTGATCCATGTCCCGTGTCGGTCCCTGTCGGTCTTGGCGGCCTTGATCCGCTTCAGGACGTCCACTTAGAACGCCCCGATCTGGAGTCCTCGAAGCCCGGCGCCGATGCTCCCGCCGCCGTAGCCGCCGCCGTCCATGCCGCCAAGGCCAGCGCCGACTCCGCCGCCGCCGCCGGCGCCGACTCCACCGCCGAAGAACCCGGCCAGGCTGGTCGATGCCCCGGCCAACTGGCCAAAGCGGCGCATGCGGCGCAGGGTTTCCGAGCGCAGCAGCGTTTGCGTTTCGTCCAGTTGCGCCGCCTCGGCGCGCGCCTGCTCAGATGCGCGGGCTCGCGCGTCAGCCGCGCTCTCCTTCGTGGCCTTGCCGGACTTCATCATGAGTGCGTGACCTCAAACGCAGGGGTGGCGCCTAGACGAAGCAAATCGCGGTAGAAAGCCGCCGGCCTCAACGCACGCGATCGCACACCGATCAGGTGCGCCACCGCCGGCACACACCAGAACCCGAAGCGCCAGCGGGGCGGGGCCTCGAACACGCCGGACTCGACCAGCAGGATCTTCCGGTGCGCCGGCAGGATCCGCAGCCAGGAGACGAACGCCTCTTTCGTCAGCGCGCGGATGAAGGTCTGGCCGGCGGTGACGTCGTAGACCAGCCACCGCTCCGCGTGCGCCGAGTAGCCGAACGCCATGACGTGCTGCCGATCCATCGGCAGGATCCAGTCCCACCAGTGCTGGCGGTAGCCCTTGCCGTAGAAGGCCACGAACCACGCGCCCGGCACGCCGGACACCTCGACTTCCTCGATCATCGGTGCGCTCTCGAAAACTCGAGCCGGCGTGGGCCGCGGTCGAAGATGCGGGCCGTGCTCTTGACGTTGACCGGCCGGGCGCGCTGCTCGCCGAAGAACAGATTCTGCCCCTCGCCCATGCCGAGGGTCAGGTATTGGAAGGCTTCGCAGTTGGAGACGAGCGCGCCGGCCGCGTAAAAGACGTGTTCGGTCTCAACCTCGATATCATAGACTCGAGTTGGCGTGTCGCCTTGAGGCAGCAACTCGACCCGCGCAACCTTGAGAGCAGGTCTCTTTCTTTGTGTGCTTGTTCGCCCGAAAGCCGGCGCCGCAGCAAACGCACGTCCGATCAACGTCATCAACGC